ATGCAGGTCAACCAACGAGGCACTAATTCTAATATTACCTCTGGCAGTGCCAATTTCGGCCCAGATAGATATAAATTTCAAATTAATGATTTAGGAACTTGGGAACTAAGTCAATCAACAATAGTGCCTTCTGGTCAAGGATTTTCAAATAGTCTTAAATTAAATTGCACGACGGCTGACACTTCAGTTGCAGCGGCCTCTTATTTATTACTGCAACAAAGAATAGAAGGTGCCCACCTTCAGCATTTTAATTGGGGTACATCTTCAGCAAAAAATTTAACATGGTCGTTTTGGATAAGGTCAACTAAGACTGGAACTGTTAGCGTAGAGTTTCAACACCAAAATACCAGTGGTAATTATTATACTAGAAGTAGCACTTTTACTATTAGTGCTTCAAATACATGGGAAAAGAAAACTATTACTGTACCGTCTAACACAGCACAAGACGTTAAAAATCATCAAGGTGACGGAATTTATCTTTCATTTTGGTTTACCGCTGGAACTGACTGGACATCTGGCACATTTAATACTAGTACTTATTCAACTGGTGTATCAAACACCACTCGTGTTTCTAGTTCTGTACCAAACCATGCAGATAGTACAAACAATGAAATTTACTTAACTGGAATACAGCTAGAGGTTGGCGATACTGCTACAGATTTTGAACACCGCTCCTATGCAGAAGAGCTTGCGCTTTGTCAAAGATATTTCTATAGGTTCACTGGACACGGTACATTATTCTACGCTGATTATTACTCTAACGATACGTTTATCACTAAAGAACCATTGCCAGTTGAAATGAGGGTTAATCCTACAGTAACTACAAGAGGAACTGGTGGAAGTGGTAATACAGCATTTTCTTATACAAATTTAGCAGCAACTCCTACTATAAGTGCATCAGGCAAAACTTCAGTTGCCGTATATAGAGGCGTAGCATCTGCGGCAAGAACATATATCCACATATATAACACCACAGCTGCTTATTCAGTAGATGCAAGTGCAGAGTTATAGGAGAAGATGACATGAATATTACATCAGCACAATGGTTTGACGGCCCAACCGGCAACGAGAAGGGGGTTATTAAAGCTATTATTGATGGTCAAGTAATGTGGGTGCCTCCAGAAATAGGCAACACAGAATATGATGAAATCTTAAAACAAGTTGCCGATGGCGACTTGACTATTGCAGATGCAGAATAAATATGAAAAAGGAAATTAGATAATGCCATTCATAGGACAACAACCAATAACAGGTGCATACTCTAAGTTAGATGCTATTACAACATCTGCTACTGCAACATATAACTTGTTGTTGAATGGTAGTGCATACTCTCCTGCTAGTGCAAATCATTTGTTGGTTTCACTTAATGGTGTTATGCAGGCTCCACAAGATAGCTTCACAGTATCAGGTTCAACAATCACATTCGCTTCTGCTCTAACAAGTTCTGATAACATCGACTTTATCATGGCACTTGGAGATGTTCTTAATATTGGAACACCAAGTGACGGAACGGTTACTGCTGGAAAGATCGCCAGTGGTGCAGTGACAGATGCAAAACTGGCATCTACTCTAGACCTATCTGGTAAAACAGTTACACTACCAACTGGAACAGGTGGAAAAGTTTTACAAGTTGTACAAGGATTTGTTGGCACCACGGCTACTATAGCTTCGTCAAACACTAATAATTATGCAGACTTTACTGGCCTGTCTGCTTCAATTACACCATTATCGACATCATCTAAGATACTTGTTCAGGTAGATGTTAATTTTGGTTTTGAAGTTGGTACAATTCATTTCAGAGTAGTGAGGGGTTCAACAGCAATTGGAGTTCATACTGGCACACTAGGAGGCACTAGGCTTGCCTCATCTAAATCCTTCAGAGTGGCAGCAACACCTTATGCAATTCAATCTGCGAATGCTACCCTGACGCATCTTGATTCACCTAACACTACAAGTGCAACAACATACAAGTTACAGGGTACGTTAGGTGCAACTTATAACTCCAATATGTATATGAATCGACCCTACCATATGGGTGATACTAATGATTATAATGCAAGAAGTTCGTCAACAATTATTTTAATGGAGATTGCGGCATGATACATGAGGCTATTATTAAACTTTATCCTTCTGTTAAAAGTGTTGTTGGTGAAGACCCCCCTGTAGCATATGATGCAAACGGCGATGTTGTTTCTTGGGATGCAACTGCTGTTGCAGCGAAAGAGAAAGAATTGTTAGATGCTTATAAGTTGAGTTACTTGCGATATGAAAGAAACTTAAAACTTACAGAAACAGATTGGGTTGTCACTATGCACAAAGAGTTGGGAACAAACATTCCTACTGCATGGAAAACATACAGACAGGCATTAAGAGATATAACAGATGATGCAACATCGCTTGATGATGTTACATGGCCGGAGAAACCATAATGGCATTGATTAAAGTAAATAATAGAGGACAAGGGGTGCCTGTCAAGAATCTTATTGTCAACGGAAATTTTGAAGTTGACCAGAGAGGCTCTTTAGCATCGCCAGTTACGTCTGCATCATCAACATATCCTAGAAGTGTTGATGGAAACTGGATGGGTGTAGAAGTGACTGATGGACAAATTTCTATGGGTAAAGTTGCTGATGCACCAGCTGGAACTGGACTCCAATCTTCTTTAAAAGTAACAGTTACATCAGCTGATACATCTTTAGCGGCAAACCAAAGGTGTCAGGCCTCACATTCAATAGAAGCATCTACTTGGCAACACCTTGATTGGCATACTTCAAATGCAAAACCTATTGCAGTTCAGTTTTGGGTAAAAAGTTCTATAACTGGAACTTTTGGTTTTACATTTAGAACTTCTGGTGCTGGAATGTCTTATACTCATCCATATACAATTAGTTCTGCTAATACTTGGGAAAAGAAAACATTTACTATTGCCGGCCCAACATCTGTTTTAGGTGGTAGTGTTGGTTCTAGTACAGATATTTTTTACTATGTAATTTTTGCTTTAGGAATTGGTACTGATTTTGATACTGGTGCTAATGGTGCATGGACTGCTGTTGGTAATGGTCAAGGAAGAAGTTCTCATACAAGTCTAATTGGAACAAATGGTGCAACTTGGCAAATGACTGGTTTTCAAATTGAAGAGGGTACTATTCATTCAGAATTTAAACACGAATCATTTGCAGAAAATCTAGAAAAATGTCAGAGGTATTTTGTAAATTGTGGTAAATGGTTTGTTCAAGGGTACGGTTATGGTACTGGTTCAGATGGTTCTGGGAGTCCTTTAATGTTTCCAACGAGAATGAGAGCTGCACCAACAATAACACAAACTAATGGTTCTGATGGTGGTTCTTCCTCTTCTATGAATTTTAATTATATAACTACTACTGGTTGTTCCCCAGAATCAAGAAATACTGGAAGTGGACAAGCTGTTTGGTATAATGCAGATATTACTCTTAGTGCAGAAATTTAAGGAAATTAATAATGACACAATATAAAAATGCAGTTTGGAATATTAGAAAGGCTCCAGATGGAGAGGTGATGAGTAAAAATATTCAAGTAGAAATTAATGGTGTAATGTCACATATACCAAGTGACGAAAATAATTCAGATTATATAGAAATTCTAAAACAAGTGGCAGATGGCACACTAACAATCAAAGACGCAGACTAAATAAAAGAAACAGGAAAAGATAGATGCCAATTTCACAAATTAAAACTGATGGTATAGCCAGTGATGCTGTAACCCAACCAAAGATTAAAGATAATATAACTTTGGATGGTACAGAGTTTGTTCGTGTGCCTGCAGGCACAACAGCGCAACGTCCATCTAGTGCTGCCGGTGGACAACTTAGATTTAATACTGACATTGGAACTTTAGAGCAGTATAACACACTTACTTCTGCTTGGCAGGCAATTGACAGTCCGCCTATTATAACTTCTGTTACTCTCGCTGGTTCAGCAACAGCCGCTAATCCTGCTGGTGGTGAGACAGTTACAATCACAGGTTCAAACTTTAAGGCAGGCGCAACGGTGACTATTGGTACTACTGCTGCTAGTTCTGTGACTATCAATT